CAGTAAATAGATGTGAATGACCTTGGAATCCAGTTGGTAAAGCTTCTACTGGAACTAATCCTTGTTTTAATTCAGAAGAAAGCTCAACTCTTACATAATTGTTTTTTAGTTCATATGAACCTTCAACTCTTAAACGTTGTTTGCTTTCATCTCTATCAAAGTCATAATACGTGTGCATATCACCAATACGACGACCAATAAAGTTTCTGCTATCAACATCTAAGTTAAGATTCTTCCATACAATTAAAGATTCACCAGAAATTGGATCAGAATCAAACTTTTCTAAAGTTAAGTCAAAAGAGCCGTATTCTTTATCACTAACATATCTTAAGTTTGAAACTAGTAATCTAAATTGTGTATTTCCTACTTCACCATCATCTAGAGAATAAAGTCTAAATAGCTTTTTAGCTCCACCAGCCAAAGCTGTTAAAGGTCGATCAGAAGAATCGCCGCTAGATCCAAAGAACTGTGAAACAATCCAAGGTGATCTAGAAGTTCTAAATCTTGATCTAAATGTTTCATAATCAGGCTTACCAGCACTTGAGTTAGCTCTTCCACCGGCACCTGCAACTAAAAAGCCAATCATGTTTGCATAATCTGTACCATCAAAAGCAGTATCTGCTCTTGATAATCCGTCGTTTGCTGGAATTGATACTTCTTTATCAATATCCCAATGTGCATAAAGATAATGACCGCATTCTTCAATCTTAGTTGGATCTGTGTTCAATACTTTAGAAATATATGAATCACTATCTGGATCGAATGAACAATCAATAACTGCTGGCAATTCTGTATTCTTAAAGCCATTTAAAATTAATTTAAAACTTTGAGATGAAGAAGACACTTCACCAACATGATATCCAACAAGGTCAGCTGCTGGATCTGTGCCGAAGTTTTTTGCATCTACTTCAGATCTAATTTGTGAATTACTAGCTTCAGTTGAAGAAACTAAAATATCTGATCCTCCATTTGCACCTAGTTTTGTATCATCGATATCAATTGCAGGTTTAACACCTTGTGGTGCCATTAAAACGCCTCTAATTACTGGTGCAGCAACATGTGCTCCTGTAAAGTGAACTGTTCCATCGTCGTCTAATCCGTCAATAAGTTTATTAGCACCACCTCTTAATTGCTTAACACTTGCTTCATTTCCTTCTTTACCTGCAGGTAAACTAAACGTAACTACTCCTAAATTTCGTTCAATCTCACTAAAAAGCTTGTCAGGATTAAACGATATATCATTAAACTGATATGACGTCGGTACAGACTTAGATGTTCCTGGCGCTATATCAATATTTAAAAATTGATTAAAATAATCTCCTGCATCGGCACCAGAGTTATTATCAATTTCTAAGACATTTTTTTCTAAAGTAGTAACATCACCTGTAAGATCATTCATCATTTTAATAGTTAATGTAACATCTTCAGAAACTCTTTCTGCAATTGCATGTGTTTTATTTATAAGTTCCTTTGGAATAAACATCTCAGCAGCAACTGCGTCATCACCGTCGCCACTTGCAACTGTAAATGTAAAAGTGATAGAAGCTTTAGTATCTTCTTTTTGAACTCCGGCATCGCATAAGAATCGAGAGCCGTCTTTGTCTTTCATAAAACAGCCTAAAAAGTGAGTTCTTGCTGCAGCGACTGCAGCTGCTGTTTTGTCTGCATTGTTTGCTGTAATTTCAGCATGTGGATTATTTGCAACTTTTCCTGGGCCACTTGTTTGATCTTGAACTAATTGATCACCAACGACAAACCCAGACTCTTTAACGATACCGTCAGAGTCTGCTGCTTTGCCGTCACCTACACCTAAAACACGAAGAAATGTCCCTGCTTGTGCAGAATTCATCCATTCATTAAGTGCGAGTGGTCCTAATAGGTTTGAGTTACTTTCTCTTCCTACTTCTAACATACTACCAAAGACTTCGTTAAACTGTTGTATGTTGGCAAAAGTACGCGGGACAAAGGCTGGACCTTTTTTCGCGGTACCAACAACAGCAGCTGGGACGCCGATTGGCGGTGATTGAGGGTTTCTTACTTGTGATAAGTCGATTTCGCGTAATGTTACTCTCGCTGAGCCTTGTCCAGCCATATTATAATTTCTCCTATTTTATTTTCTTTAATTTATTAATAACTATTCTTAAGATGGGAATTCTACTCCGCTATTAGTAATAATGAAGTCCATTGCAATAAACTCAACAGCTCTTGTTGGAACAACGATAATACGACCATTAAGTCTATTGTTATCCACATCTTCTGAAGAATTATTTGTTTCATCCATTACTACACGGAAATCTTCAATTCCTTGACGAACTCTTACATCAGCTAATTGTGATGAAGCGCTTGCAACAAATCGATTACGTGTTGCTGCGTCGTTTTGTTCAAAAAGTAAACCTTGAGCAATTCTTTGAATTCTTCTCTTAATATTAATCATGAGTCTTCTAACGTTAACTCTATCTAATGCTGTACGAGCAATTTGAGTTGTCTTTTGTCCAAAGATTACAAATTGGTTATTTGGGAAGTTAGCAATAGGATTAATGCTTGATTCATACAGTGTATCTCTATCAGCTGCATTTAATCTTACATCCAAAGATGTTACAGAATCTAGTGCTCCTCTAGCAAAACCTGCAGGAGCAAACCAAGGTGCTAATGCAAGTCTATCTGAATTTGCCAAAGCTCCTAATGCAACAACTGAAGAAGGTACCCTTACAGATCTTTGATTTGTAAGTGCTGCTTCAGCATCATCACCACTATCAACAACCATTACGTCTGGGAAGTAAGTTGCAACATAAGATGAGTTAATTTCTCTAGAAACAAATTCAGATGATGTTTCATCAACATCAGCAACTCCACTAGCTATTCCTCTTGATGAAATAAAAACTCTGTCTCCACCAGCATCATAGTGAGGAATATCCATTAGGTAAATAGCTTTTCCGTAATCCTTAACTCTTCTTGCTGCAAAGTCTGTAATTAGAGATTCTCTAATTCCAGGAATTACCAAAACATTATGATCAATTAACATCTCGTCAGTCATTACTCTTACAGCATTTCTATAAGACATTACTGCATTGTTTTGTAATTCTGCACCTTGCATTAGAGAATCTCCTGATGTTAGCACACCACTTGGATATCCACCCTTAATAGCATGTCCACCAGCCTCTGTTGATGTTGATCTATCTGTAAAGTAATAATCGTCTCGATCTAAAATGTTTACGCCATCAAATCCTCCATAAAAAGGAGCAGTAAACTTAGCCATCAAACTATACTTATTAAACTTAACAGGATCTTCAGCTAACAACTTAGCCATTGTAGCTCTAATTTCTTTAGATTGCTCGTCAAGTTCTGCTGTAAATGCATCTTGCGTTCCAGACATATCTATAGTATGTTCAACTGCATCATAATGATCAGAGTCTAAATCTGCATTTCTTACATAAACTGCTTCTAAGAAAGCATCAAAAGCTGTTCCAGAAATTCCGCTAAGACTAGAACTAGGAAATGCAACCTTTGCAAGACTAAATTTATTATTGTTAAACTTGTCTGCGCTTGATCCACTAAATTTAACTTTACTACTCTTTGCAAGATATTTAGTCAAATTCTCAATTAAAGGATTGTAATCACTTGAAGTTGAATCGTTTGGTTTGTCAATATCTTTAACTTTAGAAGTATGTAGTCCCCAATAAAGTGATGTCTTAACGTTTTCTAACGAAGTTTTATCACCATTTGAGTCTCTAGATTGCCCTAAGTATGTTTGGAAGTAATCGCCACTTGTGTTTTTCATACTTCCTTTTGTTACTTTAGATCTAAAAGGTAAAGGAGGCAAGACTGAGCTTCCTAGTGTATCTACATTACCATCTACTGTTACACCTTCACCAATTACTAAGGGAACTTGATTATCTCCGGCACCGTCAACACCAAGTGGTGTTGTTCTAAGTGCAGGAATTCCTCTAAATCCAAAAGGAAGTGCATTGTCAGGAACTTCTCCTCTTAAGACGTCTTCTGAAAGCACAACTCTAATTCTTGATGATTGATTTGGGAAAGTACCTTCTCTGACTAAGCGTTTTTCATCTTCACTATCAACATCTAGAGATAAACTAACTTTTTGATCACCAATAAGTCTGCCGATAAAGTTTTTTGCATCTGGATCTAATGTACATCTTGTATAAGACTCAAAAATAACTGGAGCATCATCTGTATCTCTTAAGTCTCTTAACTGTACTGTAAATGTTCCGTATTTATTATTTTTTTCTGTCGATGCTTTTAAGTCTGCAATTGAAACTTTATATTTTGCACTTGCATAAGTTCCATCGTCTAAAGACTCAATGTGAAAGAGATCATATTCTCTTTGACCAAAAGGTTGAGAAATAAACGAAGTAGTTTGAGGTGCTTCGAATCTAGATGCAAAGTCTGCGTAATAACCAAGATAATCACTATCTTTTCCTCTTACAACAGCAACTGCATCTGCCGCTAAATCAACTTTAGCAATTGACTCGTCTACAGGAAAGTCTGCATATAAAAAGTGTTTTTTGTCAGAAAAAGAAAAAGAATCTGTATTTAAAACTTTTGTAATGTAATTAGGACTGCTTGGATTTAGTGAAACTTTATAAGATTTAGAATCAGAATTATCAGATTTTTCAACAACCAGGTCAAATAAACCATCAGTAGAGCTAGATAAATCAACAAGATCTGTGGCACCTCCTGAGACTACTCGAAGTGTGTAGTCTTTATGCATAAAGATCATTGCACGAACTAATTGAATCTTGTCATCATTTGAGGTTAAATTAGCGCCATTTGTTTCAGGATCTTCATCTGCATCAGTTGTAATAGAATCGTTGTCATTAAAAATACCGTAAGTAATGTGTTCAGCATCATCAACTTTATGTTGAGCGACAATAAATTGTACAGCTCCTGTTGCTTGACTTGTAGCATTAATTTCAGCACTATTTAGTTTAAATCCTGCATATGAAACAGTACCGTCAGCGTTTGATGAACCTGTACCTAAAATTCTGCAGAATGTTGCTGCACCCCTTTGTTCACCTGCATTTCTAAAATATTCAGTAATTGCGTGGGCTGCAGACGTATCTTGATCTGGCATTCCAAATTCTTTAATGAATTCATCTACGCTAGTAACGGTTTTTGGTACGAAAGCTTGTCCTTTTTTCGCAGGACCAATTACACCTACAGGTGTATTTGAATTTCGAGTTAGAGGACGACTAATTACTTCGATCTCTCTTTCGAAAAATCCTGGAGACTTAAATGTCTGTTCAGCCATAATATTTTTCTCCTAAATTTAATTTCTATATAGACTTAATTATTTTCTCAATACTTAATTATTCTTTTGAAGTTGAAACATTGAATAAAACTTCAGCAAATCTTGAATCATAAATAGTCTCTCCTTTTCCTCCGCCACTTTTTGCCATAACAGGAATTAGTTCTCCTTCACTATTTCTAACCCAAGTTTTTCTTTCTTTTGAGAAATCTGTATTTCTTTCGCCTATGGAGTCTGTTGTGTATTTTTCTAAATTAAGGCTCGTAGCTAAGCCATTACTTGCGTCTGCTTTTAAAAGTTCGTCTCTATTTTTTGATCCATCTACACCTACACCTTGTGCAGCTGCATAAGAGTCTTCAGTTGCTAAATCATCAAAAATATGTGTATTAGGATCTGGATCTGCAACACCTGCAACTTGTGGCTCAATATCTGTATAATCTGAAAATACGTCGAAAGAGACTTGAGGTGCACTCATAAAAGATCTTAATGCAGTTTTCCCACCTAAAATATTAGGTGCAATAATATATCCAGTTGCATTTAAAGTCATGTTATATTTAACATATCTTTCTGCATCAGTAAAGTCTGAATAGTTTGTATCTTGACTTATGCTTGAGTCAACAAATGAAGAAAACGTATATCCTTTATCACTTTCTAACTGGAATTGCTGCCCAGGATTAAGTGTGTAAGCACTAATTATTGTTTCTAATAATTTGTTCATTTGTTGAGTAAAAGATGACCAGATTGAAATTTCATATACTGCGCCAAAATATTTAACAGCAGGCATTTCAATAGTCTCAATTATGTTCTTATCAAGTTTATACGCAAGAGATAAATCTGGATCATTTGCAAGATCTTCACCCTCAATATTTTTTAAATTTTCATAATTTTTTCTTTGACGATGTTCTAAGTCTTTATGAGATATTTGTTTTGTAACAATATGAGGAAACATTTGATTATTTGCAATTCCTTTTGAAGGAATGTTTTCCAAAGAACTTCTTGTAATAGAAATAAGTGGTAAAATAAGTGCTCCATTACGATCAATGATAGGCTTTTTTCTACGTAATAAAGCAAAACGTTCACCTGTTGCAAATATAACTGGAACTTTTTTTAATTCACCATGCAAGTCGTAAAATAAAGGAATTTGCTTATCAAATAAATTGAAGACAGCAAAGTCTAAATCTTCAACACCACAAGAAGGAATTACATAGTCTGTGTTAGATACACCTTCGTAACCTGTTGGTGCATATCTCTTACTGTTATCAATGTCATATTTTGTTGCCATTAGTCATCTCCATAGAAAGAAGAACCTACTCCGTTAGTACTACGTTGCGTCCCATCAGGTGCAACTTTCTTTGGTCCTGTAATTGGTTTGTCGATTATATTATCATCTTGTAGTCTTCGTATGTCGTGATCTGGTTCTCCTCGTTGTTGCTCAAATGTAGTTTGAATAGCATCTTGATCTGTATGCTCTTCACTTGTAGGACCTTGAGGTCTTTTAGCAATTTGATGTAAGCGAGTTTGTTTTCCATTAACTTTCATAGAAACGACTCTTTCAATTTGTCCATAAATTAATTTATCATAAACAATAGATGTTGCCTCAAAAAAGTATATTCCGTATGAAAAGTAATCGCCTTCTTTAAAAACAATGCCACGATCAAGTAAGTCTCTATGATGCAAATACAAAGTAATTGTTTTGATATGCTCTGTACCAAAGTTAGTAGTTCTAATCTCTGAAGGTTGCCACTCAACCATAGCTTCAATCTCAACAGGAGGATTAAACACTTTTTGAGGTGACTCTTCATATAACTCATGAACGTTTGAAAGATCTTCTCTAATTGTATAATAATAAACTTTTTGTCCGGCAACATCTTTAATTAATTCTTTTGTTATATCAGCAAAAAAATCAACTTCACGTTGACCTACAAATAACCTTGCCATCTTACAGCTCCTATCCTATAATAATTGCTCTACCATTAGGTACCGGTATTCTTTTAAGAATTTGACTCATAGACTCAGATTGTGCTGCATCTACTTCTAAAAGCTTTTGATAAGTTAGTTTATCAAGAGTTTCAGATAATCCTTGTATTAGTTTTTCTTTGTCTTCTCTTCCTTGACTTAAAAGCTCAGTTCCATTCATTTGCAAATCACTTCCAGGAATAGGGACTGATGAAAATTTAGATCTAATTAGTCCTAAAGTTTCTTTACATAATGCTAAAGTAAATTGTTTGATCCACTGTCTAGACATAGAATTTATTCCACTATATTTAATATTTGCAAATGGAACATTAGATATATTAGAAACCCCGGTGATTGTTGAATCATCAAAAGGCAAATTAGTTCTATATGGGTCAGCAGGAAATGAAAACTTAATAAATAGATTCATCGGGTTACTTTGTGTAGGTCTAGGAAATATTCTTAAGTCTTTACCCTGCAACCTATAACTAAAGTTACTTCTACGAACACGGTTAGATATATCTAGTTGTCCAGCTCTTAATAAATCTTCAAATACAGGTAAAACATAAAATACAGTTTCTGGCGTAAAAGATTCAAAAGAAAATTGATTATTTAAATAGTTTATTGCTGAAGTTGTATCAAAAAAACGATATGCTGCTTGAGGTGAAAAGTGAAATATTTCGTTTATTTTTATTTTTGTAGGAGTTGTATTTGCAGGAACATGACTTGAATATTTTGGATTAAATACTGATAATTGATCTGGATCTTGATTATATGCTTCTAATTTTAACTTTTCTCCATTTTTGCCGGGAATAATTAATTCATCGTAAATATCATAATCTTGAATGTCATGCTTTAGTTCAATAAAACCTCTAATATAATCTGTAGAACCACCTACGTTTGCTTCGTTTGCATAAGGTTCTGCTCTTCTTAATAAATACTCAAGTGTTTCTCTCGGAAACTGCTGCTCTTTACCGTGTGGACCAACTAGCTTGTCGACAATAGGTAAACCTGGATCGCCAGCAACATTTAAGTCAGCCTCTACTGCTCTTCCAGTATTTGCAAATTTATTAAGAGTATTAAATCTTGGGTCTGATATGTCTTGTATTTCTAATTCAAGCTGTACATCATTCCCGTTATCGTCATATATACCGTAGTATTTACCATCATCATTTTTTTTAAATGTATTTAAATGTCCAACATCTAAACCCATAAGATTTGACATGTAAGATTCTGCTTGATGAGCATTTAATACTTTTGAAAATGTTAATGTTGCATCTTCAAAGTTTGTCCATATTTGCTTATTTGTTAACTCAACAGACATTATATCGTCGCCAAGCTTTCTTTTTACATATAATAAGATTTTATCAGCATCAGAACTAAAATGCAAGTCACTATCATACACTCCAAATGCTGTTGGGTTATCTGTACTTAAAAATGAAGCCATAAAAAAAACTCCTATAATCACTTTTTGTTATTAGTAATTATAGGAGTCGATTCTAAATAAGAAGACAATATATGTATATTACTTATGCTAAAGCTTTTCCAGACTTCCAGTTTGTTCCATCAAAGACACAAATTGCCATATCTCCAGGTGTTTCTAAAACTGCTAAATCATCATCGTTATGATTGTCAACAGTAAAAGAGTTTTCACCTGCGGCTTCTGCTTTTAAAATAATAACTTTAATTTGACCTTTTACTGCACCTTGTGCTTTTGTAAAAAGTTTAAAAACATTAGCATCGTTTGCTGAAACTAGATGTACTAAAGCACCTTTTGCTGCTGCTGTTGTTGCTGATGCTGTTAAATCAACTGCACCTGCATCGTGTTCTTGTAATCCAGCATCAACAAAGCCTTGTCCTGTTTTTTGCACTAAACCTTTTGAAGTCGATAATTCTATTTGTGGCATTATGATTCTCCTATTATCCTATTGCGTGTCCGCAAACCCAAGTAGTTCCATTAAAGACACAAACCGCCATATCTCCTACATTCGTTAAAATAGTTTGTGGAGTTACATCTGCATCAGCTGCATTTTTTAGAGTAAGACTGTTGTCATCTTGTGATAAAATAATTTTAATTTGACCTTTTGTTGCGCCTTGAGCAGTGCCGTGTAATTTAAAATCAACATTTTCACCAGGTGTTACTGAGTGAATAAGTGCACCTTTTGCGGCTGCTGATGCAGATGTTGCTGTTAAGTCAACTGCTCCTGAGTCAAGTTGAACGTCTGCGTCAACGAAACCTTGACCTGTTTTTTGTACTAAACCTTTTACGGCTGATAATTCTATTTGTGGCATTATGATTCTCCTATTATTTTAATGTTAATTTATTTTTATTTAAATAAAGATTTCTTTTGTTATCAATTCTTTCTAAATAACATAAATCTTCTTTTATTTCTAAAACTTTACAAACTTTTCCAGAAGGTGTTGTAACTTCAGAGCCTACTTTGATTTCTTTTGATTGTTTCGAAGACTCAACCTTTTTAGCTTCTGTAGCTTTAGGAGCTTGTGCTTGCTCAACTTTTGGTGCTTCAGATTTTGGCGTCTCAGTTTTAGATGAAGATCTTCTACTCCTACGAGAAGCAGTCTTTTTTTCTTCTGCCATAACTTCCTCACTTTCTGTGATAAACTTGTCCGCATGATTCCGATGCACTGGCGGGGTCAGTTGTTATGCAAGCATCGGGCCTATGTGTATATATTACTAAAAAGGTGCATTTTTTACGTGCACCTCAAATTTCATAAGCAAATTATAAAAATAAATCTATAAAATGATTATCTATTTACTCAGAGCCTAATGCAGGTTCAGAATCTGCAGCAGCATCTTCAGCTTCTTCTTCAGAGAGTAATGATGGTGCATCTTCATCTGCAGATTGTGCATCTGCTGCTTCTTGTGCTTGGCGTTCTTGTTCTTCACGTGGTACAAGTCGATCAACAGCTTCTTGAAGAGTTGCCGCATCTTGTAAAGAAAAAGCACCTCGACGTTGTGCTACTTGTACTGCTGATAAGAGAATATTTACTGATTGTACTTGTTCGGGTGATAATTGCATTTAATATATTCCTTTCTAGAAAAAAATTTATGTTATAATTTGAATGCAGATCTATAATAGATGCTAATTATCTTTTGTACATATTTTTTTAAAAAAATTATCGTCTTCTTCGAGACTGAATGGCTCTTTGTCGACGACGACTTTCTGCAAGTTGTTGTCTTCTTTGATATGCTGCATATTCTTCTTTAATTAAAGAATTAAGATATCCTGAAGTGATTCGAATTGGATTTCCTGCAGTTCCTTCTGTTAATTGACGACGATTTGATCTTCGACGTCGGCTTTCTGCAAGACGTTGTTGACGTCTATGCGCAGCCATTTCTTCCATGATGATACGACGTAATTGTCTTTGTGAAATTCTCATTAGTTTCTCCTCATATAAAAAATATGTTTATTATAATTTATATATCCCTTAAGATGCTTGTTTATCTCTATCTCTATTAAATTCTTGTTCCAAGGCATCTAGCTTTGTGTCAATTTTAACTAAGGCTACTTTGATCTCTTGGACGCTTCGAAGTAATTCCTGAAGTACTGCATCTGTTTGTTCTGACTTGGCTTCAAGATGTTTTACTCTTGCTTTTAAATCTGCCATTTGCTCAGTATTTTTTTTAGAATCTTTGTGCATCGAATAAAACATACTAGCTGCAGCTAGCAGTGATCCAAGTGATAGAACAAGATTTGTCTCCATTTTATTTCTCCTTTTATACCTATATAATTATGATTTCGCATAGGTTATTTTACTTTTGAGAAGAATAAATTGCAAATCCTGAAATTATTAATATTGCTGCTCCTGATCCCATTTGCACCCAAAACATCTTTTTTTCTAATAATTTGTATTCTTCTTGTTTTAATAGAAAAGCATCAGTTTTTTTCTTTAACTTGTCTTCAACTTCTTGTATTTTTTTCTTAAGACTGTCTTCTCTTTCTTGACAACCTTTTCTTATGTTTTCTTTTTTTTCTTTACAATTCTCACGCTCAGAATCTATAACGTTATCTAAATTAAACTTATTTGTCTTAACAATTGTAATCATATTGTCATATTCATTTACATTTAGACAAAATAATCCAGGTTCAACTACTTTAAATCCTTCTGGATTATTTTCAGGTAGATCTGTCATAGGAAAATATGCTAAATCAAAAAGTAGACCGTTAAATTTTTCGTGAATTACCTCTGCTTTGAAATTAAAAATATTTTCATTTGCTTCTTTTCTATCACTATAATAAACAAAAGGCTCAGCAAAAGAATTACTGATCAATAAAGTAAAAATTAAAAATAAAGAAATAATTTTGTTAACCATCTTTTAAAATCCTTTTTTCTTACATTGTCTATATTTTAGTTTTGCAACCCTACATGTAGAAATTTCTTTTTGCTTATCATTTTGCTGAACGGCATTAATTATTCTTAAGTCACAGGCCACTCTTTCAGCATCAACTGCTTTGTCAATTCTTTCATCACATTTATCTGTACACTTAGCTAACTGTTTCTTGCATATTTTATATAAGTCATCATACTCAGAACAATATTCTGACTTTTTAGGTAAACTTGGAATTACTACACTTCTTTTACCTAACTGAAATGCTACACAGAGTAAAAATAATATTCCTAAAAATGTAAGTTGTAGCTTGTATTTTAGTGCTACATCTAAGACTTTATTAATATCAATTTCTGGAATCATTTTTAAACTTCCTCTCTTAATGTTTGTTTAATTTATCTAACTCAACACTTAGTTTAATTAAATTAAGTCTTTTAGTTAATAACAACTTATAATAAAAATTATTTTTAACATTTACAAGTTTTACTGTTTGTATTTCTTCTTTTTTAAAAATAGAATACATATTTTGTTCTAAATCTTTATTTTGTATATCTAGATTTAAACTTGAGTATAGAAGAAAAAAAGTAATTGTATTAAAAAAAATTATAAAGTTGAGTATTTTTTGCAGCATTTTACTTATTCCTTTTTTTGTTAAAATTATTATTTAGGTAATACATACATATCGAATTTAATCAACAGGAGTTAAATATGTTGAAAAACAATTATTTTTTTATTTTATCAATTTTTTTACTTTTATGTTTCGTAGCATGCGAAGATGACAAGAAAGAAGTTGAACATTCATGTCAACCAGAAGTATCAGGTGGTGAAGTAGCTGGTGGCCAGCCTGCATCTGATATGGGTTTGGAAGGCGGACAAATCTTAGATCAAGAATCTCAACCTACAGGAGGTTCAGCGGTCGACCAAGAAGATCCTCAAGGAGGA